ATCCTGTATGTACCTCATCACGCGCTGGAACACATACTCCAACTGTGACACCTTTTCCCTTCGCAACTTTATTCTTTTTAGTAGACATTAGAGTTTCCCGCGATATGTTTTCCAGACTTGGTTTTCAGGCTTGTTCAGCCAATTATTCAAGGCTTTCTGGTCTAAGACCGTAAACCCTCTCATAATCCCTAGCTTGTTTAGATCGTCTATTACCGTAAACGGTATAGATGCCACTAAGTGCAAGTCATCAGGTGGTTTCTGTCTGGCCTTATCTATCTCTAGGAGAACTTTATTCCTTTCAAGAATATCGGTTACGTCTTGCTTTGTTTCAATTACGATACCGCCATCACCATCTGCGTGTACCACTGAGCTACGAAAGTTCACTAAGGAGTCCTTTCTAAAAAACCCCCGGAGCCGAAGCCCCGAGGGAAGTCGCTCTTCAGCGAAGGAGCTTAAACAATATGCGACCAAGTACGTCCAATCCTTACACCTCTAATACAGTTAGGAGAAACGCCAAGTTGCCTACCAAGTTCAGCGTGATTAAGTTTACTCTCTCTAATCAGCCTTACTTTTTCCTCATCAAGAATTGCTTTCCCATTTAAATCACCTTTTGGGGCAACAGTTCTTTTCCTACCTTTTTGGATCATGTCCTGCGTATTGTCTTTTGCAGTACCTAACCTCAAATGCTTTGGATTAACACAAATCGGATTATCGCAAAGATGCATTATGTGCATCTTACTAGGTATCTCCTGATTGTTGTGTATTTTCCAGCTTGTTCTATGAGCGCCCTCCGAGCCTTGCGCTTTTTTGCCTATACTAAATTGCCCATATCCTCTTGCATTAGTATTACCAATCCAAGGCCAGCACTCATCTTCTAATCTTTTATCAACAAATCGCCAAAACCTAATTTCCATTGGCTCTTGCGTATATTTTGTTCCGTCGGGACTGCCATACTTCATAAACCTACGGTAATGTTTCTGGCAGTATCCCCATCCTACAGCCTTGCTTTGACAATCATCGTATTTGCATTTCATAAGACACCTCCGTAAAAATTACAGAGGTATCTTAATCCTAATACGAACACATGTCAAATTAGAGGCTCATATCGAGATCGGCTACGATCCCATGAGCAGCCTCGTTCTTAACCTCAAGAGTGCACTCAACGAGAATCTGAGTCTTGTCAGAGTCGCCAGCCTTAGCCAGTTCGTTAGTCTGGAACGGACGCAGGTAAGCTACTGCTGCGTACTCAGGATCAAGGATCAGAGCATCGCGGGTACGCATGAAACGGTTAGGAACAACCGACATATTGCCGAAATCCGACACATAAATGTCAGCAGCACCGATAATCGTTGAAGGCTTAGCACCCGTTACATTGAAGCGAGTTGCGCCAATACCAGCAAACGACGAAACCTTCTGCTTACCAGCAGAGCCAACCATCAGGACGCTAGGCATACCACCCGAATCAAACACTTCTGCAACAACAGTTTTCAGCAGTGCCTCGGTGAAAGTACGCTGAGTACCATCCGAACGAGTCGAGACACCGATAGTCGTAGGATCAGCACCACCCGAACCAAAGCTCGTATTGGTCTTGATCCACGACAGCAGAGAAGCCATCTTACGAGGAGTTGAGTTCGACGAACCCTGATCACGACCCTGATTCGACAGCATCACAGTTTCCAGATCACGCTTGATCTCTTGTGAAGCCTTAGCAAGCTGATAAGCCTTCTCAGACTTACGACCAGCCTTGTTCACCGTGTCCAGAGTGCCAGAGACTTTGATAGTCTTTTGCAGGATTTGGGTGTAGTTGCCCAGACGAGTCGTAGGCGACAGAGTTGCGTCAGAAGCGTCAGCACCTTCAACCGCGGCATTAGCAGTCGTTGCAGCAGCCAGCGAGTCAGTCTGCCACTCATGATAAACAGCAGTAGCTTTAGTCTTGCCGATAGAACTCATGAACGGAGTTTCCGTCGGCGAAATGTTGTAGATAACATCGGTCAAATCTTCGCGCTGACCAATAGCGGTATGTGCGTTATAAATAGCCATGATTCACCTCAAATAAATCGTTCAAATACACTTGCGGCATCTGCCACCCTTCCAGATGACTTAGCTCGCGCTTTAAGTTTCTTCAGTTCTTCAGCGTTTGTATCCCTAGACTGTGCAACTCCGGGCTTAATCGCTTTCGGCGCTTGATTAACCTTCTTGGTTACCTCAGGCTTACTTGCCATTAGCTTATCGTATTGCATCGCCTTATACAGCGTTAGAACCGCACGACTGTCATAAACAGCCGCTAACTCCTGATCCGAGAATCCTAGTTGTTTACCGAAAGCACGAATATCATTCCTGATAGTCTCGCCTTTAGCAGGATCAGCAAACTCAGGAATTGCCGCAGTTAATTTCTGCATCTCTTCCCGAACCAAGCTCTGCATTTGCATCTGACGATCTTGCTCTTGTTGTTGAGCAATACGATGACGCTCTGCTTGTACTTGGGCTAACTGCTTCTCCCTCTGAGCCATCTCAGCTACCTTTACCGCATAGCCAATAGGATCAGTCTCTTTCAGGTAATCTAAATTCTCAGTCTCTTGCGGCTGCAACATTGTTTCCAACATCTCTAGCCGCTGCGCGTATTGATCGCGCAATGCCTTAGCCTCTTGAACCGCTTGGCGCTCGGCCTCAACCGCCTTACGTTCTTCAGCTACAGCCTGCGATTTCTTGGTGTAATCAGTGCCAAGTTGATAAGACTTGATAAGCTCATCGAGGGTTACCTCCCGTTCTTCGCCAGCGGCTTTGACACGGAATTTTTGAGGTTCCTCTAGCTCTTCAGCTTCCTCTTGTTCTACCTCAGACTCATACTCGTCTGATTCGGCCTCGCTATCGTTGGCTTCTAGTTGGGGTTCAGGTTGTCCGTCGGAGCCTTCGTCACCACCCATTAAGCCCAAGATAGCGTTAGCTGCACCATCCACCGTCAACTCTGCATTCCCTTCCGGGGTCATGTCTTGAGTATCGCTCATTTAGTTTCCTTAATTATATCGGGAAGCGCCCGACTCGCACTACAAAATCTTTAACTTTTTCTCCTGAATCTTCTTATCCGCAGCCATGCTCTCAAGATGATTCTCTACCAACTCGAAGCACCTCAACCGCATATAAGCCTCTTCACGCTGCTCTATCTGACCATAATCAGACATTGCAAACTTGTTAATCTCCATGTCGCGCAATTCCTTCATCATTTCGATAAAGTAATCGTCCTTCAGTAGGTTAATTGCCCATTGAGATTTATTCATTGAATCATCGTTCCTGTCTTAGTCAGATTGCCCAACTCTTTCAAAGCCTTCAGAGTCAACTCAACCTGATTGTTCTTTGCGCTCTCATCAGCCAAATCCATAGCCAACATAGCTTGAAGTTGTTTAACAGCAAGTTCAGCCTCTTTAATCCGTAGTTCAGCCGCATCTCGCTGGTTCTTCATCTGCATCTCTATGCCCTTGCGCGTATATTCCGCTTCAAGGGTTTGCCTCTCAAGATCAAGTTTTGCCGCATCAATTTGTGCCTTAGCCTGAGTCTTTTCACGTTCAACCTGAGCCAACATCTGCGCGACTTCGGCTTGTGCATCGGGAGCCGGTGGCTGAGGCTGAGATAGTGCAGCGTCAACTTCTGGCGTGATCTCATTCATGAACTCCGTAGAATCCTTAAATCCTGCCGCCTCAATGAACTTAGCCAATGTGTTCCGGTATTGACCAACGGAAACCAAAGGATTCGCAGGGCCATACTGCTGAATAATCTGCTCTTGCTTAGATAGAATCATCTGCAACATAGCAAGTTTCTGCTCTCTATCCCCTGAGCCAAGACCAACATTTACAGACACATCGTATTCATTAGCCCATGTGCGAGGATCAAACTCTGCATACTTGCCACGCATACGGACAATCTTGGGCTTGTTCTGATACTTAGTCATCAGATGCAAGATGCCCTTAAACAAGCTCTTTACACCTGTCTCAGCGAACACCCTAGCTATCAACTCCAGCTTTCCAGAGTTAGACTTCATCATCGCAGCCACAGCAGTAGCCGAGACATTGTTCAGAACATCAGGATCAAGACCTTGTTGCGAGTCTGAAACACCAGTGCGCTTAGCCTGCACCTGATCCATGTACTCCAGCATAGGAAATGCCTGAGCCGTTACAGCAGGAACCTCGATAGGCTGGATAGCATTAGCTGACTTCATCCGAATAACACCGCCCGGAGTAGCGTTCAGCAAGTCATCGAGATTCACCTGACCATCTACAGCACCAACCCTAGCGTTGTTCGTGAGATACAGGTTATCCAGCATCTGACGAGTAACCGTAGACTTTATAAGCTGAATATCCATTGCACGATCAGCCAGTGACTGACCAAAGAACTTGTGAGGGATAGGAATCGGGCAAATGGTATGGAACGGAACATGGTCACATTCTTCGTCATCTAGAATCTCAGAGCCACAATAGACAATACGCCGCAACTCAGCAATACCGTCCTCATCCTCGTCAATCTTGATATAGCACTCGTAGACCTCAACCGTTTGCATTGAGAAGTCCAGACTATTGTTCTGGTCAGGCTGCTCACCATTCGGATAACGAGCTATCCTCTCATCAGAAAACTCAAGATCGTTATAAGTTGGTAACGTATCAATAACCTCTTTGTCATAGCCCATAGCTATCAACTCAGAGCGAGTCATTAGCTTACGGTGAGCTACGAAATTGGCATCGCTGACAGTCCGAGCACTCTTAGAGATCAGGAACTCTTCAGGCGGCACGTTATCAATCTTTACGCAGCCGTATTCCTTCTTACGCTTAACATATATCTCGTACTTGGGAATCTGGATAGGATTGCCCATCATGTCAAACCCACCATCCTCGAACTCGACTTCCTGCTTAATGACCTCCATAGAGCCATCAGCTAAAAGCATTGCCAGTTCATCTTCAGTGAGATTGCTGTATTCCTCTTTGATAACAGATTCTTGCTCGTCCCAGTAGGCTTTAACAACTCCGACCTTCTGAAGCAGAGCATCCTTGAACCAGTTATGCAGGATCAATAGACCGTCGTTCTCACGATAGAACACCCAGTTACAGTAATCTGTAGCCTGTTTAGCTGTTTCCTCATCGCCCGGACTCTTAGGCTCAAAGTAGACAATATCTTCAGTGGTGGTGAATACGCGGATTAACTGAGGAAGTGCACCATCGATAGCCTCTGCTACTTCTCCGGTGACTATTTGACTGCGACCCTCTTGCTCATTGCCATAAGGATCACGCAAGTAATACTGCAATGCCTTGCTACGGGCTTCTGTTGTCTCTGTATCGAGATACCCGATAGCGTTGTCTATCTCATTCTCAAGAATACTCTTGAC